CAGGGAATATCTTTTGAGTCAGCGAAAATTCGCAGAGGGTGAGCAGATTACAAGCATTGAGGAACTTTTAAAGCAGGAATGGGTAATGTGGTATCACAGTACAAAGCACATAGAGGTTTTCAAGAATATGCAACTCAATCTTGTTTTGAAATTCCTTAAAAATGGAGCATTTAGAAAAGCAATAAGGAAAGAAAGTGAGGAAAAATAATTATGGCAGAGAACGCAGAATTAGTAAAGGCAGAAGAAAAGACAGAGGTTGCAACACACAACAACAA